CCCGACTCCGACGCAACTAAAACGTTGGGCCGTGGTGAAGAATTTCGCAAAAGTAGAAATGTTGGACCCTGGTAAGTATCCGAGAAACATTTCCCCGAGACATCCACGTTTTAATCTTGTTAATGGATGTTTCATCAAACCAATTGAGGCATGGTTAATGGGTATGACTGGCGTAGGCAATATGCGCGAGTATTATCCAGGTGACAATGATATGTTTAAAAATGTCATGGTCGGCAAGTGCTATAATAAAGTGCAGCGTGGTATACTGCTTCAAAACAAGATCTCTCTATTTCAGATGAGGTGGAATGTGCATCCCCTTATCCTATCCACAGATTGTAGTGGATTTGACTCGCATTGTACTGAAGACATGATACGAGCGGAATGGAATGACTTTATATCGAAATGCTACCTGCGTTTTGAAAGTTATTTGCGCGAATTGGGTGAAAACTGTGTGGTAAACAAGGGACGTTTTGGGAGAACGAAGTGGTCAATTCGCGGCGGGCGAATGACCGGCGATATGCAAACTGGCGCTGGCAATTGTTGGATTGTCGCAGCGATTCTGTGTGCTTTCTTCCGTTGGGCTAGGAAAACCAATCCTGGTATCGACAAACGTTGGGATTGTGCCATAGATGGAGACGATGCACTGGTCTTCATTCACCCTCAGGATTTAGATTATGTCACAAAACACATGCCAGAGTTCTATTTGGCGTGTGGGCATGAACTGAAACTTGAAAAAGTTGCCAAGAGCATATTTGAGATTGAGTGGTGTCAATCCAAGTATTTGCGGGTGAAGGTTGAGAAAGAGGTATATGACAAACTTATCGATAAAAAGAGTCAAATGTACGAAGCTGGTGAAGTGCCAGTAGCTGTGCAGGACCCCGGTAAGGTTTTTATGTCCATTGGATCCCACATCCACATGCGCGAGCCTGAAGACGCTTGGGCTTATGTAGTAGCTAACTGCCGCGCCTACGCCACAGTATATGCCGGAATTCCAATTCTTGGTGATCTAGATAAGATCGGGAACAGTGACCGTAAAGGACTGCTGATTCAATCTGGATTATTCCATTCGCTCGGATTGGGAGCTTTAGTACGGCAGACGCGTTCCGACAACACACTTTATGACTTCTGTAGGGCGTTCAACTACGAAGTGTCTATGGTACAGGCTGCAGAAGCCACCATAAGTGCGATTAACGGCTATGCGGATTTCGAAAAGGCATTTATGTC